ATGTCACAGAGAGCCAACAGGCTTTTGACCAGGTGAATCTCACACCTAAGACAATTGGTGCTACTACCGACTACACAAGAAAGCTTCTCCTTCAGACAAGCATTTCTGTTGAGACAATGGTTCGTAATGATATTGCGAAGCAAATTGCTCTTGCTCTAGATACTGCTGCTATCTACGGTTCAGGTTCATCTAACCAGCCAACTGGTATTACAAATACAACTGGTATTGGTACTGCAACAGTTACTGGTGTTGGTACTTTCCCTGAGTTGATTGCAATGGAAACAGACGTTGCTGTTGCTAACGCTGATCAAGGCGCACTTAAGTACATCGTTAATGCGACTGCTAGAGGTGGTTTGAAGAGCGTTAAGAAAGATGCTGGATCTGGTGAATTTGTTTTTGCGAACAATGAAATCAATGGTTATCCAGTAATTGTTTCTAACCAGTTAACAAACAACGACTGCTTATTCGGTGACTTTAGTCAGTTGATAGCTGCGTTCTGGTCTGGTCTTGATTTGACTGTTGATCCTTATGCAATGTCTAAATCAGGAAGCATTAGAATAGTGGCGTTACAAGACGTTGATTTCGGTGTTAAACAGCCAACTGCTTTCTGCCTCGGAACATAAACTGATGAAGGTAAAACTCATCAGAGGAGTGATGGTGGCTGGCCTTATTAAAAAGGCTGGCTCCACACTTGAAGTTGAAGAGAACGTAGGTCGAATGTTACTTAGCAGCAATAAGGCTGAACTATTTGTTGAGCCTGCTGTTAAAAAAGCTGCACCTGCTGCAAAGAAGGTTGCGGCTCCCAAAGAAAAACCTTCTACTCCTAAAAAGGAGACAGCTTAAATGTCAGTTATTCAACAGAACCTCGGCAAATTAACTTTGATCGCAGGTCATCCAACAGCGGCTAGGACTGCTACAGGCCAAACAGCAGGTATTGATCTAAGAGTTTATGACGGTGACGTTGTATTCGTTTTAGATTCTGCTGCTGGTGCTGGTACAAGTCCAACTCTCAATGTAACAATTGAAGATTCTGCTGATAATTCCTCATTTGCGGCTATTTCTTCAGGTGCTATTGCTTTTACTCAGGTAACAGGTACAGCATCTGCTCAAGCAGTTTCTGTAAATAAGGATGATGCAAGACGTTACGTTCGCATCAAGTACACAATTGGCGGTTCATCAGGTCAGTCATTTACATTTTCTGTAAATGCGTTTGGCTTGAAGAAGTACGGCTAATTTATTTATGGCCCCCTTACGTCTGCGAGGGGGCTTTTTCTTATGGCATTTACTGAAGATTTAGATATTTTCTTTGAGGATTTCCAAGATACTGTCGTTTATTCAAGTACGACATACAAGGGGATTCTTGAACAGCCCGATGAGATAGTCGCTGATGGAGTGGTAATGACCACCGACTATCAACTAATTGCCAAGACAACTGATCTGGGCGCAGTTGCTTTTGATGCAAGTCTTACGATAAACGGAGCAGCTTATACAGTTAGAAGCGTTAGAAAGATAGATGACGGTGCTTTGTGCATCTTGTCTCTCACCAAAACATAGAGGTGACTAATGGCGAGTAAAAGAGAACAAATTTTAGCTGCATTAAAAACGCAATTAGCAGGCACTACTGGGGCTGGAAGTCGCATATATAGAACGAGAGTGACTCCTACAGCTAGGAATGAGTCACCAGCAATTGTCATTGAGCCAATAAATGATCAGCCAACAGTTCTTTCTTCAACTTACGAAAAGATTGATTGGACTTTAAGAATAAGAGTTGTTGTAATTGTTCGAGGTCAAATTCCTGAAAGTGTTGCTGACGCAACGATTGAAAGTTTACATACAAAAATATTGAATGATCCGACTGTTGGAGGGTTGGCTTTAGATATAAGGCCGTCAACTACTACATTTGAGGCAATTGATGCTGATCAGCCTGCTGGAGTCATTTTTTGTGAATATGAAATTGACTACAGAACGGCTTATAACAACTTATCGACATAATATGTTGATACCTAACAACCCACTTCATTTATTATGAATGGTGAAAATCCAGGGGAAGGCGGTAGCTACCTGCTTGATCCAGAAACAGGTGAACGCACTCTCGTAAAGCGCACCTCTCCACAAACATCATTAGAGGGAACAGCCGATGGCACTTCTGAACAGGAAACGAGTAATTCTTCTGGAACTGGAAAGCAGTTACGGAACAGATCCAACTCCAACGGGAGCAGACGCAATTCTGGTAAGGGATCTGTCGATAACTCCTCAAGCGAGTGATATTGTCTCCAGAGATTTAATTAGACCTTATCTCGGTGCTTCAAGACAGTTACTAGCCAACACAAGAGTTGAATGTACGTTCAGCGTAGAACTTGCAGGATCAACCGCAGCAGGTACGGCCCCTAGAGTGGGCAAGGCACTCAGAGCATGTGGCCTTAGCGAGACAGTCGCTGCTAACACAAGTGTTACTTACGCACCTGTTTCTGCTTCTTTTGAATCAGCAACTATTTACTACAACGTAGATGGTGTCTTACATAAGACAACAGGATGTCGAGGCACATTTAGCATCTCAGCTTCTGTTGGAGAAATTCCTACAATCGACTTCTCCTTCCAGGGCATATATGTAGCTCCTGCCAACGCTGCACTACCTTCTGTTACTTATGGAGCGCAAGCAACACCATTAGTATTCAAGAACGGCAATACTGCTGGATTTGAGTTATTGTCTTACGCTGGTGCGTTACAAAGTTTCTCCTTCGATGCTGGAGTAGAAACTCAGTATATGGAACTTGTCGGGGGAACTAAAGAGGTACATTTGATAGATAGACAAACAACAGGTAGCGTCACTATCGAAGCACCATTGCCAGGTACTAAAGATTATTTTGCTGCTGCTTTGTCAGATCAAAGTCTAGGTAACTTGCAATTTACTCACGGTGATACAGCAGGAAACATCGTCAAGTTTACTTCCACCAAAGTTGATATTGGTGATGTGAGCTATTCAGAGTTGAATGGCATCGTCATGGCTGATATTCCGTTCACAGCATGTCCAACAACTGCTGGAAATGATGAATTTGAGCTTCAATACAAGTAAATCAGCGTTGATTTGATTAAAAGGGGGCTTACGCCCTCTTTTTTTATGGTTAAAGTGGCAAGGTATCTCTATTTCTTATCAAATGAGTTTTATCAAGAAGAAAGTATCTGCTTATCCTTGGCCTGTTGAAATTAAAAAACCGTCAGAAGAAATTATTGGTGAGTTTGAAACTCATAAATTTACAATTCGATTTAAAAGATTAGCTAAAAAAGACTTAAATGATTTTCAAGATAAAGAAGATTATGAAGCCTTAAAAACAATTATTACTGGCTGGTCAGATATAAAAGATGAAGATGATAATGACATTCCTTTTAGTCAAAAAAATTTAAAAGATTTTTCAGAAGATGTTGATTTTGTTCAAGGAGTAGTAAAAGCATTTCAAACTTTCTACGCAACGGCTGATGAAAAAAACTAACTGATGCTGCTCTTTATTGGGTTTCGGGTGGCAGTAAATCAGATGAACAGGTAGATGAAGATGCCAAAATATTTGGTATCAAATTGCCTGAGAAGCCTAAAGAAGAAGAAAAAGGATGTGTTGTATGGGAAGAAAATTGGCAAACAGTATTAATGTTTTTAAGGATGCAAACTCAATGGGCTGTGTCAATGAGTGGTTATGTTGGTTTGAAATATGAAGTTTTATTAGGTGCAGGAGGTTTGTTTGACCTATACAATGTAAAGGACAGACGAGAAATGCTAGAGGATTTAAAAATCATGGAAGCCGTAGCATTGACCGAACTTAACAAGGACTCTAAATAATGGCTGGACAAGTTGGAAAACTGACCCTTAAGGCCGTTATTGATGGGTTTGAGGACGTTCAGGGTTTAGGCAAGGCTTTACAAGTAATACAAGAAAGAAGCAAAAAAGCTGATAAGTCTTTTATTGATATTGCTAAAAGTATTAAAGAGTTTGGAAAAGAAACTTTTAAGACTAATGCTGGATTAAAAGGACAAATACAAGCATTTGAAAAATTAAGAGACAGGACTAATTTTCAAGGGAAAGCTTATCAATCTTTAACTTCAGATATAAAAGGAATGAACAATGTGCTTAGAGAGCGCATTGCATTAGAAAAAGAAATTACAACTAGAAGAGGTACACCAAGAGGCCCAGGCAGAGATGCCACTTTTGGCGCAATGAGTAGTTCTTATTTTACTGATAAAAATGTAAGAGGTTCAGGAACACAATCTGATTTTAATCAAAGAATTGCGTCTTTACAGTTATTGCTTACTAATAGAACTTTTGAAAGTTTAAGTGAAGCGCAACAAAAGTTTTTAAATAATATTTCTTATACAAAAGCAGGAAATATAGATCGAAGAAGTTTTCCTGCTGGCAACAGGATGGATTTTATTGGAGATAGAGCAAGTGTAGGAGCAGGAAGAGGATCTATTTATAATATTGAAGATTTTAAGAATACAGGAAGACTAAATCAAACTCAACTAGATGCACTTGGACTCACTCAAGGATTAGATGTTGCTTCAAATAGTTACTTAAAAGTTCTTACAAAAATCAATGCTGAAGAGGGTCAGAATACAAAGATTTTAAGTCAACAAAATTTAAGGGCTGCTGAACAAATTGCTCTTGCAAAAGCTCAAACAAGGGCTTCTGAAATTTCTATGAGATTTCAAGAAAGCAGAGCAAGATCAAAGGTTTTCCAAGATGCTAGAGCCGATACTTTAGGCCCATCAATAGGAGCTACTTATTTTGGAGGTCAGGCTTTTCCTGGCCCATCGACTAGAGCTTTTAGAGACAAATCTCCTCTAGCTCAACAGTTCCAAAACGTAATGGCAATGGTTGGATTGCCATCTCCTACCTATAAAGGTATGGAAGCTGAATATTTAAAGTCAAGAACTGGATATTCTACAACAACTAGAGGAGATAAGTTTGGTCTTAAATTTCCTTCTTTTAATGAATTTTTTGCAGGAGGTGGACAAGAATCAAGAGTTCAAGAAACAATAAATAAATTTGGCAGAATACAAAGACAAGATAAATTTGGATTAGGTAAAGATCTTAGTTATCCAAAAACAGAAGCTGGATATGCGGCTGAAATACAAGATTTAGGGGCAGATTTAAAGAATTTAAAAATTGGGGGTAAAGAGTGGGTTGAAACTTCAAAACTCATAATCAAAAAAGATAAAGAGCTATCAAAAATATTATCTGAAGCAAACGAAAAGCTAAAAACAAGAGTTACAACGATGAAAGCGTTGCCTGCTGCAGGGCAAACAAGTGTAGGCAAGGCTGGTGCGTTGGCTGTATATGATGCAGGTTTTGCTTCTAAACAATCTTCTGGAATAAAACAAACAGTAGAAAGTTTAGATCAGTATTTAGCAAGAGTTACAACAGCGACCAAGGTTCAAAATAAAAATATTAATAGTCTTACCAAACAAAGATCAAAACTAGACGAAATAAGAAATGGATTAGATCCTACATCTGCTTCTTTTAAAAAAGCAACTAAAGCTATTGCTGCAACAGATAAAGCTCTTCTTCGCTTAAGTAATAACAAATTCAGCGGTCAAAACTTAAGAAGAACAGGACAGTCAATATTAGGTGCTGGTTTTGTTGGTGGCCCTGCTGGATTCTTAGGTGCTGGTGTAGGTGCTGGTATTGAAGCGTTACGGCCTGGTGGTGATATGGCAGGCGGTGCAATTACTGGTGGTCTTGTCGCTAGTCAAGTACTGACACCAGTTTCTCAAGCGATTGGTGGAGCTACTACTTATGCGTCAGATATTGAGAAAGCAAATATTGCATTAAGGGGCGTTACTAAATCCACAGAGAATTATGAAATTGCACAAGCTGCTATTACAAAAGCAGTTGAAGAATACAACGTACCTCAAGAAGTAGCGACACGAGGAATGACAAGATTGAGTGCTGCTGTTTTAGGTGCTGGTGGAAATATTCACAACGCAACCGAAGCATTTTTAAATACAACAGTTGCAATTAAGGGTACTGCTGGTAGTGCAGATGATGTCAAGTCAGCAATAACAGCAATGGTGCAAATCTTCAGTAAGGGCAAGGTATCTGCGGAGGAATTAAGTGGACAATTGGGTGAAAGATTTCCTGCGGCAGTAACAAAGTTTGCTAAAGCAAATAATATTTCTACGCAACAATTACAGAAAAATCTTAAAGATGGAACAGTAGGATTAGACATGTTAAGTAAGTTTATTACAAGCTTAGGAGATGAATATGAACCATTAGCAAGAAAGATTGCAGCTTCAAATGAAGAGGCAGGTGCAAGATCTCAAATTGCAATGAATAAGATGAAGATTGCAGTTGGTAATGCTTTAAAACCTGTAGGGGCAGAGTTTCAAATAATTGGAGCGCAACTGCTTACTGATTTAATTCCTACGTTTGAATTATTAGCTGCGGTGGCAGCTTCTGTTGTAAAACCTTTAGCTTCTTTGCTTTCAGTACTTGCTAATAATTTTGATCTTCTAAGTAATGCAATATTTATAACTACAGCAGCTTTTACTGGTTTAGCCATTAGTAAAATTATTGTTGCATTTAAAGGGCTTTCAGTTGCTTTGGGATTAGCAACAATTGCACAGGGTAAATTCAATATTGCTGTTCAAATTAATCCTTATGTTGCTGCGGCAACTGCTTTAGCAGGATTAACTTTAGTAGTAATGAACTTTGGTAAAAAATATAGACAGACTGCTGATGAGATCAAAAAAGGATTACTGGGTCAATCTCTTGATGTAACCAGAAAAGAACTTAAAAAACTTGAAGTAGACCTTGCGTCATGGCAAGCAAAATTAACTGATCAAGACGAATTGGCTTGGTATGGAAGAAGAGGTATTCAAAAAGAAATTGATTTAATAAATAAACAAATTAAAGCTAGACGAGAATTTATTAAAGCAGATGAAGCAATGGGAATGAAGAAAGCTACATTCCCTACTTTGGAAAAAGAATTTGGACAAGATTCTCCGTTTGTTAAATTTGCAGAAGACTTAGATAAATTTGAAGAGTCTCTTCAAAATGTAGCTGTAAATGGATTTAAGAAATTAGAAGATTCAATTATGCAATTTGTAACTACAGGAAAACTTGCAATTAAAGATTTAGTAACAAGCGTTATACATGATTTAACTCGTTTAATGATTCGACAGACAATCACCAAACCATTATTTAGTGCGTTTACAAGTGCTTTGACTGGTGGCAATCCTGTCAATTTGATTACAGATCCTTTTGGTACGGATTCCAAGTTTGGAGGTGTAACAACTGAATGGAATACAGGCATGGCTATCCCAAGCGCAAAAGGCAACACATTCGCAAGGAATGGCATTGTTCCTTATTACAAAGGTGGAGTTATTCGTAATCCAACAATGTCGCTCATGGGAGAAAAAGGCCCAGAAGCTGTATTACCCCTGCAAAGAGGAAGAGGTGGAAGACTTGGGGTCGTAATGCAAGGTGGCGGTGGCGGCACAACCAATGTTAATTACACAGGCCCAACATTAAACTTTAACGGTGATGAATATGTACCAAGATCTGCTGTAGGTGGCATTATTAATGCTGCTGCAAAGCAAGGTGCTTCAATGGGGCAAACATCCACAATGAGATCATTGCAAAATAATCGTTCTGCTAGATCACGGATAGGAATGTAATGAGTGCTATTGCTTTAGTTACGTTCATAGAGATCTATGATCCTGACTTAGTCGATACTAATGGAAACATTTCAGGTACTGCTATTAAGCATCGATTTCAAAATAGTGAACCTACTCGTGAAGGGATACGTGATCCAAAAGTAGGTGGTAATGAAAAATTTCCTTTTCTTTCTTTTCTCTATCAAGGTGCAACTAGAAGCAAAGATGGAAATAATCTTGAATCAGCTTTGATTTTAGCCAATGAAAGTAATGATAGAGAAGGATCTGTTGGTGCTAATAAATTATCAATGAGTTATGCAGCAGAAGCAGTAAATAATGGTTGGAGTGTAAGAGTTTCTACTTGTAAAATGACTGATTTAACTTTTAGTTCTGTAGAGTCAGTTTTAGGAGTTGATACTTGGAAAATAGCTTCAATGGGTTACGACAATGCTTCTATTGAGATCTTATTAACTTCAACAATAGATGCAGTTGGTGGGAATATTGGTCGTTTTTTAACAAGTAGTTTAGTAGGACATTTACCTGTGACTGGTCGAATAGTGACGAGATGAAAACTGCAATGTTGTTAGGGTTGCCTTATCGCTTAGGTGCAAATCCAGATCAACATCAAGCTGCTGATTGCGTAAGTCTTTCCAGAGAAGTTTTAAAAAATTATGGAATAGAAAGTCCTGTTCCTACTAGGGATTGGTATAGACGTATGCGAAAAAAAGATTATGAGGTATTTCGTGATGAATTAAAAAGGTGGGGAACCTTAACAACAACCGCTAATATCGGAGTTGTAGCTCTCTGCAAGTCAGAAAAAGGTTACGGATTAGCTGTTTATTGGAAAGGCGGTTGGCTCTCATTCGCAGACAAGACGGTTCGATGGAGCCCCATAGGAGGCTTGGAGGTTATCGAACTTTATTACCCTACGAAGTAAAATTATGTGAATCTATAGGTATTACAGATAAGGAATATTTTGAATTTTTAGATTTAGTTGAAGCAAAACCTGTAGAGGCAGACATTGTAATGATGCCTGCAGTATTGCCTCTGTTGCCAGCTTTTATGACAACAGGTACTGGGGCTGCTATGACTCTTAGTTTTTGGGGGCAGGTTGTAGTCAGCGTTGCGCTTGCTGCTGCAACTTATCTCCTGACACCAAAGCCAAAAACTCCTGGTCAAGCTCCACGATTAGAAATTGGTGGCGTTCAAGGGAGAAGTCGTTTTAACCCTACAAGTGGTTTTGAATCTCTACAAGACTTGGCCTCATTAGGTTCGTTTATACCTTTGGTTTATGCAAAATCTCGTAATAGTAGTGGAGGTGTAAGAATTTCTAGTCAACTTCTTTGGTCGCAGGTAAGAACAGCACAGTATGGTGAAAGTATTAGTGCGATTGTTTTATTTTCTAATGGTGCAATAGGAGCTAAACCACAATTTGAATCATTAGCTTTAGGTGAAACTTTTTTAACTGACCTGCCTCTATCTAAATTAAAAGTATATTTTTCTAGAGGAGAAAACGCTAGTCTGAATAGATTGGAAGGTGTAAGTGATCAGGAAAGATCAACATTAGGAGTTAACGATGATCAATACCAAGAAGGTTCAGCCTTAAATGAAAATAATTATAATGAAAGAGGACGTAGAGAATATAGTGATGACGATCCTTTTAAGGTAAAAGTTTTTGCTAAATCTTATAATAGTGATAATCAAGCTAATTTTAATTTCAAGCCAAGTTTTTCTGCTACAAAAACTCCAAGTACAAGTAATAAGTTCGGGCTTCATACACCATTGCCAAACGGCAATGCTTATAAAGTTCCTTGGGAACTACTTATGAATCCTAAAGGTCAGGATGACGGGGTAGGAAAAGATACAAGATTTAAGATGGGTAAAGTAATGCACAAATATCCTCGATTAGTTGGAATAACAAACCATGGTGATTCTTATTTTTATGGTGGGGCAGGTGATGGTGTTTTATTAACTCCTAATCAAGTCAAAGGTGCGATTGATTCAACTGCAGGAGATTTATCGGTTGTTTATCGGATTTATCATGCTGAAGAAGAAACTGCTTGGATAGATAGTTCTATTGATACGACAGGAGAAACAATTAGAGCTAAAAAATGGAATAAATTTTCTCCTTGGGGTTCAGCCGATGCTAAATCAGTTGTTGATACTACAAGAGAAGGAGTGGATGATGCCATACAAGTTGGTGAACAATATATGGTTGGCTCTACTTTAATGACGGCATTTAAAGAAGATAATGGACATGTTTGGATTCCAGATGGGTTAGAAGGTTTTACAAAATCAATTTTTTTAAAAGCTGATGAACCTGGATATTTAGAATTTAGGAATACAGGTGAAACTGATGGTGAAGGCATAGCAATGCCTTATGAATCTTTAATTGTTCAAAAAGCAGATTTAGCAGTTTTTTCAAATACTAAAGAATGTGATGTAACTGAAATAGGATTAAAAAGTACAGTTTTTAGACAAATAAATGGTTTCCCAAATGTTAATGAACTGCCTTCCCAAGATCGTATTGCCTCTTATGAAGATAAAAATGGTTCTATTCAATTAGGTCAAATAAGTAAATATGTTAAACGTCTTAGTTTTTTTAAAGTACAAGCAAAAAAAATAAATTCAGGAGATCCTTTTATTGATATAACTTCTAAAGTTTTTTGCGTTCAAGGTTCTAGTCCAACTGCACACTATAATGCTATTTTTATTAATCACGACAAGCCAAGCCAATATGAATTTAGATTTTTACCTGTTGCAGGAAATGTAGTTTTAAATCATTTTGATGATCGAGTAGTTCATGTTTTAGGTTACGCTGAAAGATTGCAATCAGATCATAATGACACTTTAGGTTTAACGATTTCATATCATGCTAAAGAAGGGCAATTGCCTCTCATGGGAAGCATAGATGAAGGAAGTAATCTTACAAATAATCTTGAATGGAACAGAGGTGGATTAGGTGCAGCATTGCCTGTCATTGATGACGATGGGAATGTAATTGAAGGGATTCCAGTTAATAGTTTTTACCCTACTACTGAAGGAGTAGATGTATTTCAACCTCCTCAATATACTTATATAACTGGTGCGTTTATCCCAGACGGAGTAACCAGTTATTTTGGAAATGGCCCTGGTAGTTATCCAGCAAGTTATACTCAGCAGAATAATGCAAGTAATTATAATTACAGAGGCACACCTGCAAAAGATGAGAACGGAGTTCATGGTAATGCTTATTTCAGCCCACAAAAAGGAATAGCTGCTGTTGCTGTCCCTGTCTCTGCTGAGATATGGACATGGCATTTTATTTTTGGAGGAACATTAATTCCTAACGGGACAAATGTAGGAGGAAATTTAAAAGCAGAATATAAGCCTGATGGAAGGGGTGGAGAAGGTGATTGGTTTGGGCCTGTTGAAGAAGTAGACGCAGACGGTAATGGAACAGGTAATTGGCATAGGTTTAGAGTTGCATTAGATCCTTTTGGTGGTGAAGATTGGAGACGGACAGACGCTGATGGCAACTATATTTTTGGTGTTGCTGTTCAAAAAGCAGATAGGCCATCGGTAACAACAAGAACTGACATAAAAGGAACACAAAGAATAAGTGGACAAACAGGATCAGGTCTTGAAGTTGCTGTCACCACCAAAACAGATGGTGTGAATACTTATCGAACTTTTGCTTTGCAAAGTCCAGGTGATCTTTATTTTACTGGTACAAAAGTTACTGTTAATGACATTGGAACAACTTTGACAGTTGTATCAAAAGACAAGCCAGATATTGTTCCTGATCTAGGTAATGAACATTCTGATTGGTCTACCGATGGTACTGGTGGTTTTTATACAGCTTATTGGGAGCATATTGAACATAATCCTAATAATGCAATAGCTGATTATTTTCTGTTTGATGCAGAAACTTCAAGCCATGAAAACGGCCCTGAACACGAAATTACATACATTAATGAGATTATTCATGCAGAAGCTTCTGGTAATGCTCAAATTCAATATGAAAAACTTGCAATAGCAGGAATTAGAATAGGAGCAAGTGGTTCATTAAATAGTTTCAATTCTTTTTCTGCTTTTATTCAGCAAGGAATAACTGTAGATCGTTTAATACCAGATGTAAATCCTAATTCTGGTACTGGTTATAGGACTATACAAACTAATCCTAATCTTTTTGAATCTACTGATAATTTTGTAGAGATAGTCTATGATTTATTAACAAATAAAGAATATGGTGCTGGAGATCTTATTGGGCATGATGGTGTAGATCGTGTCAACATGATTGAAGGGGCTAGATATTGTAGAGCTAATAATTTTACTTGGAATGGTGTTATTGATAATAAATTTAATTTAAGAGAATTTATTTTTGAACATGCTGCTTATAATTTCTTGGATTTTTCTATATTAGGTGGTCGTTTTAGTCTTAAACCAAGTTTTCCTACTGATGGTGATTATAAAATTAATTATCAGGCAAAAGTTAATGCAGGAATTGATGTAAGAGCTTTATTTACTGATGGAAATATGAAAGATATAAAAATTACTTTTTTAACTCCAGAAGAAAGAAAAATGTTTAAGGCAACTGTTATCTATAGAGATGACAAAGTAAATAGTAAAGGTATAGCTGGTTTTCCTGAAGACATTGCTAAAACTTATGCTTATAACCCAACCAACGAACACGCAAGTACTTTCTTTCCAAAAGCAGAAAAATTGCCAGAAGAAGTTTTTGATTTAAGTAATTGGTGTAACAACGAAGAACATGCAAAATTATTTGCTGCTATTGCTTTATCAATTAGAAAAGAAGTTGATCATGGCATTGTTTTCTCTACACCACCAAGTTCTGTGTTTGGATTAGTTGCTGGTGACTATATACGAGTTTTGACTGAAGCTACACATACAAGTCGATTTAATAATGGAAGTATTGATAAGGATGGAATAGTTATTTCTAGATCAACAATTACTGGAGAAATCAATGTTTATGCGTGGTCGCCAGGCGATTTAGATGGTATAGAAAAGAAAACTTTTTCTGTTGATAGCAATGGTGAAAACACAGCAGGATTAAAAAATAAGTTATTTGCTCAAGTTGACACGACTGAAGAAGATAGAATTTATAAAGTTGAATCTATTACTTATGGTCAAGAAGGACTTATTCAAGTTGCTGCTAGTCATGTGCCTTTGATTAATAATCCTAATAATCCAAATGATCCTGACAATGGCAAACTTGCGGTTTTATATAATGCACAGCCTGGAGCTATAAATAATGTAAGTTTTATTGAACGATTCCCTGAATTAAGAAAGTAATGGCAACTCTTTTTCGACCTACTAATTTAGTTCCTTCTACAAGAAGTTATTCTCCTGGTAACTATCCTCAAGTTGAATTTGAGGCTCAGAATGGTGTGAAAACTGTTATTCGATATGGAAAATATCGGACAGGAGCAACTCTAACATTGGGTTTTGATAATATTAGTGACGCTGATGCTGCAACTATTTTATTACATTACGAAGACGTTCAATCTGTTTGGGGTGAAGTAAATTTTGCTGGGACTGGTGTTATTCAAGGTGCCTCTAGTAATATTACGTCTTTTTTCGTTGAAAGAACAGAATTAAAATGGAAGTATGATGGCCCTCCAGAAGTGACAAGTGTCTATCCTGGACGTAGCAATGTTCAATGTAAATTTGTTGCTTGCCTCGATTCGCCTTAGAATATAATGACTGTTTAATTTAAAAATTGTCGTGGGCTACTATTCAGGCAGTGATGGCTTCTTAGAAGTCGATGGAACAAATGCTGCAACGGTTACTACATGGAGCTTTACTGCATCACAAGAAACTTTAGATGTCACGACATTAGGTGATCGTGATAGAAAACTGATAGGTGGAATCCGTAGTATTTCTGGTTCTGCTTCAATTTCTTGGTATTCCGCTTCAGGTGATACTTCTACTCAAACTCAAGCAACTACTTTATTAAATAAAATAGTTAAAGCTGATGGCACTGCATCTTCTACAGCCACATCAGCAGTGGATTACAACACCTCTTTAGCTTTAGGGATAACTAATTCTGCTGGTACTGCGGAAAGTATAACGATGGGAGTAATTATAACTAGCATTGCGATGACAAGTAGCCAAGGTGAAATTTTATCTGCTGAAATCTCATTTGAAGCAACTGATCATCCTTCTGCTATTACTTTCTAAATGCCGACCTATTTAGGTAGTGGAGGGTTTATTGAATTTAAGCGAACTTCTATGGAACATTCGCTTAATGGAACCCTTGTGCCTTCAGATGTAAATACAACAAGAAAGCGTTTTTCTTTGACTGGAGTTAAAGGCAATATCATTACTGGAGATAAGGTTGATATAAAAAGAACAGATGGTTCTTCAAATTTAGAATTAGTTTCTGGTCATACAGGAAGAGATGGTAGTTGGTTTGCTCATGTTGATGACATAGGAGGTATGCGTTTATATGAAACTTTTGCTTTGGCTGTTGGAGGTACAACTGTTAATGCAAAAACCTTGGTTGCTCCATCGGAGAATCAGACAATATCTATAAATGCTAGGAATGTTGCTTATAGGCCATTAGCAAGAATTGAAGAATACGAGTTCACGACATCAAGAGATCAAATTGAGATTAGTCAATTAGGAGAGAGTTTTAAACGTCAATTTGAAAATGGTTTAATTTCAGGACAAGGTTCGATGACTTGTTTTTGGGAGCATAGATATGTTGCAAGTGATCCTGACTATTCAGCTAATCAAGAATTTTCTTCTTATTTAGCTCGTTTAATTTTACGAATAAGACAAGGTGCTGATTTTTTTGGTCGTTTCTTTTTATATAGAGAATCTTCTACTTCTGCTAATAATGCTTGGTATGAATGTGAAGCTCAAATAACAAATTGCAGTATTAGTATTCCAAATGTAGGGATAGTTAAAACTCAGATAGATTTTATTACTAATGGAGAATTTAGTCTCCAAGTAGGTGTTGCGCCTGGATACATACTTCAAGAGTCAACCGATTTCATATTGCAAGAAGATGGAAGCAAGCTGTTCTTAGAAGATGATGCGACATAATAGATAAAAGGTATAAACTGTCCCTAAAGACCAAGAGTTAAATGGCTGATCTTCAAATAAGTCAACTGCCTGCTTTAGCAGAGGCAGATCTGGCGGCTGTAGACGAATTAGCAATAGTTGATGATAGTGCATCAGAAACTAAACGAATTACAGCAAAAGCCTTAGTTGAAAAAGGTGTTGCATTAATTGATGCTGGTTCAATACCTGGTACGGCACTTGCAAGTCTTGGAACAGGGACTGTTAATACAGCAGCGATAGCAACCGATGCTGTAACAGCAGATAAGATTTTGGCGGGGGCTGTTGGTGCTAGTGAAATAGCTAATGGTTCAATAACAGCGACAGAAATAGCGGCAAATACTCTTACTGCAAACGAGATAGCTCCTAATGCAATAGGTGCAAGTGAATTAGCTGACAACGCTGTAGATACAAATGCTATAGGTGATCTTGCTGTTACTAACCAAAAGATTGCAAATGGAACTATTGCTTATGCAAAGTTAAATCTTAGTAATGCAGATATTCCTGGTGCAAAAATTGCGGATAATTCAATAACAGCAGGACAGATAGCTCCTGATGCAGTTGGTGCAAGTGAACTTGCTAATAACGCTGTTGATACAAATGCAATAGCTAACTTAGCTGTTACATCAGGAAAATTGGCAGCTAATTCTGTAACCGTCGATAAGATCGTTGATGGTGTTATTACAGGTGCAAAATTAGCAACTGGAACAATTACAGCTACCCAAATAGGTGCTAATGCTGTAGGTGCAAGTGAGCTTGCCAACGATGCTGTCGATACAAATGCAATCCTTGATGATGCTGTAACTGCTGCAAAAATTGCGGCGGGTGCTGTCGATACAACAGCGTTAGGTGCTGCGGCTGTTACAGGAGCAAAAATTGCTAATACAACAATTACAGCGGCGAATATTGTTGCTGGAACAATTACTGCTACTGAACTTGCAGCAGATTCTGTTGGTGCTAGTGAAATAGCTGCAAATGCTGTAGGAGCTAGTGAACTTGCAGATGATGCAGTTGACACTAATGCAATCGCAAATCTTGCAGTTACTGGAGCAAAGATAGCTAATACAACGATTGCTTATGCAAAACTAAATCTTTCAGATGGAGACATCCCTGCTGCCAAGATTACTGCTAATTCTTTAACTGCTGATCAAATAGCTGCCAATGCTATAGGAGCAAGTGAATTAGCAAATAATTCTGTTGATACTGCTGCTATAGCTGATGACGCAGTTACTGGAGCAAAGATTGCAGCAGCAACTATTACTGGAGCAAATATTGCGGCAACAACAATTGCAGCAGGCAATATTGTTGCAAACACTCTTACTGCAAATGAAATAGCTCCTAATGCAATAGGTGCTTCAGAATTAGCAGATGATGCTGTGGACACAGCCGCTATTGCTGACTCAGCAGTAACTAACGCCAAAATTGCAAATACGACTATTGCTTATGCAAAGTTAAATCTCTCGGACGGAGATATTGCTGGAGCAAAGATAACTAATAATTCTCTTACTGCTAATCAAATAGCAGCAAACGCTATAGGAGCAAGTGAGCTTGCCAACGATGCAGTTGACACCAATGCTATTGCAGACGATGCGGTTACTGGAGCGAAAATCGCAGCAGGAACAATTACAGCGGCAAATATTGCTGCTGACACGATTACAGCAACTCAATTAGCTGCTGATTCTGTAGGAGCAAGCGAAATCGTTGCAAATGCAGTAGGAGCTTCAGAACTTGCAGACAATGCGGTGGATACAGCAGCCATAGCAAACTCGGCTGTAACAGGAGCGAAGATAGCTGCTTCTACAATTACAGCAGCAAAGTTAAATTTATCTGCTGGAGATATTGATGGAACAAAGATTGCTAATAATTCAATAACAGCAAATCAAATTGCTGCTAATGCAATTACAGCAAGTGAATTAGCTGATGATGCGGTAGACACAGCAGCAATAGCAAATAATTCTGTTACGGCTGCAAAAATTGCAACAAATGCAGTTACTGCAACAGAACTTGCGAATAATGCTGTAGATACTGCTGCTGTCGCTGATGGTGCAATAACAACAGCAAAGATCGCTGATGGTGCAGTAACAACAGCAAAGCTTTCAGGAACTATTGAAGCTGGAACTCTTGCTGATGGCTCAGTAATAACAGCAAAACTTGCAGATGATGCGGTTACAGCCGCTAAACTTGGAGCAGGGGCTGTTGATACGCTTGCTTTAGGTGCAACTTCTGTAACAACTGCAAAAATTGCTGCTGGAGCAGTTACTGATGCAAAAGTTGCAAGTGGAATTAGTGGAGCAAAGCTGACTGATGGAACGGTTACAGCAGCCAAGTTCCTTACAACTGATATTGATAGATCTTTAAATATTTCGTCTGGAAAATTAGGGATCAATAATACAATTTCTGCTGGAACAAGTGCTGGAATTAGCTATAACGCTCAGGGCTTAATAACCGCTACAACTGCTCTAGTAGCAAGCGATTTGCCTGTTGCAACTGCTACTGCCGTTGGTGGCGTTTCTGTTCCTACGTCAGGTGGGTTGACTGTTAGTGGTACTGGTGCGTTATCAATCGCAGCAACAACAACTGGTGCTACAGCAACAAAAGTTACCTTTAATAATTTCGGACAAATAACTGGTACTGCAACTCTTGCTGCTTCTGATTTACCAAAAGCAACAGCTAGTGCTGTTGGTGCGGTTTCTGTTCCTACAGGTGGGCCACTTTCTATTGATTCAAATGGTGCAATTACAGTCGCCAACTCTGGAGTTACAGCAGGAACAGGAACAAAAGTAACAGTTGATGCAAAGGGGCGAGTAACTAATCTTGCAACTCTTACATCATCAGATTTACCTAATCACAGTGCAGCGTTAATTACTTCTGGAACCATCTCAACAGCAAGGATTGCTAATGATGCAGTTACAGGAACCAAGCTTGCAAACGCTTCAACAACGCTATTTGGATCTGTTGCTCAGACTGGATTCCCGACATCCGAGTTTACAGGGCAATTTTTCTTCGATTCTGTATCTGAAGATTTATACATATATGATGGAAATGCTTATCAACCAGTAACAACTTTAACAAAAGGTTCGCTGGTCTTTGGAGGTACGTTTAACGCTGCTACAAGTAAAGTTGCAAGTGTAACAACCGCAGGTGCAGCAGGAGGTTTAACTGTAGGATCTAATGTTCCTACTCCAACATCTAGTACTGATGGTTTATATTTAGTGGTTGAAAATGCTGGAACTCCAAGTGCGCCTGCTCCTGTAGTTGCTCTCGCTCCACCAGATTACATTTTAGGTGTTACAAATACATCTGGAAGTTCATGGGAAGAAATTGACTTATCTCAAACAGTAGCAGGTCAAGTTGCAAGTAATATTACCTTCACACCTTATGGTCAAATTAGCAGTACTAACGTACAGGATGCTATTCAAGAATTAGAGACAGAGAAGTTAGCAAAAGCTGGTGGTACTGTGACAGGTGAGGTGCTAATAGGTAACACAGGAACACTTGTTTTTGAAGGTTCTAGTATTGATGCATTTCAGACTACTTTAGGAGTTGTTAACCCAACTACAGCAGATAAAACAATACTTTTACCTAATACTTCTGGAACTTTAATAACAAATAACGATTCTGGGACTATTACTTCAGCAATGATTGCTGATGGAACCATTGTTAATGCTGATATAAATGCTTCTGCTGCTATTGCCCTTACCAAGTTAGAAGGCATTGATTCTGGCAAGATTATTGTTGGTAATGGATCAGGCGTTGCTGCTGAAGTTGCAGTAACAGGAGATATAGCAATAACTAACGCAGGTGTTACTTCTATCTCTGCTGGTGCGATTGTTAATGCTGATATTTCTAACTCTGCTGCAATTACTGGCTCAAAAGTTACTACTGGAACGACAAGTGCTGTTGGTGTTCTTCAATTAACAGATAGTGCAACATCAACTTCTACTACAACTGCTGCTACTCCTGCTGCTGTCAAGATTGCAAAGGATGCTGCTGATGCTGCTGCTGTGACAGCCAATGCTGCTTTGCCTAAAGCTGGTGGCTCATTAAGTGACAACTTAATTATTGATAATGCAAAAAGTATTCGACTTTCTGAAGCTGATTCAAATGGTTCACATTACATAGCATTAAAAGCTCCTAACGCTGTAACGGCTGACATTACTTTCACTTTGCCAGATGGTGATGGCAGTTCTGGGCAAAGGTTGCAAACCGACGGCTCTGGAAATTTAAGTTGGGGTACAGATAATTCAACAGACCCCACCAAGTTGCCATTAGCAGGTGGCACTATGTCTGGTGCTATTGCAATGGGTACAAGCAAGATCACTGGTCTTGGAAATCCAACAGCAGCACAAGATGCAGCTACTAAGACTTATGTAGATGCTGCAAGCACAACAGGCAATGCAGCTACAGCAACAGCACTAGCAACGGCAAGAACAATAGGGGGCGTTAGTTTTGATGGTTCAGCAAATATAGATTTACCAGGCGTTAATACTGCTGGCAACCAAAGCACTACGGGCAACGCTGCGACAGCAACGAAATTTGCTTCTGCGGTCACAATTGGTGGTGTTAGCTTTGACGGTTCAGCCAATATCAACCTTCCTGGTGTTAACGCTGCTGGCACTCAAGACACTTCAGGGACGGCAGCACTCGCAACACAATTTACAGTTACAGCAAACAATTCTACAGACGAGGATGTTTATCCTGTTTTCGTAGACGCAGCTACTGGTTCTCAGGGTGCTGAAACAGATTCTGCTTTAACTTACAACCCTTCGACTGGAGCATTAACTACAACAGTATTTATTGGAAATGTAACTGGAAATGTAACTGGAAACACTTCAGGCTCTTCTGGTTCTTGTACTGGAAATGCTGCTACTGCAACAAAATTCGCTTCAAGTGTAACTATTGGTGGTGTTGCTTTTGATGGATCAGCAAATATTAATCTTCCAGGTGTTAATGCTTCTGGAACGCAAGACACTTCAGGAACAGCAGCCGTAGCAACTGCAATTACTGTTGCCGATGAATCAACTGATACCTCTTGCAATGTTTTATTTACAACCGCAGCAACAGGAAATTTAGGTGCTAAGTCAGGAACAAATTTAACTTTCAACTCAAATACTGGAGAGTTAGCAGCAACATTATTTAGTGGCTCAGGTGCTTCCTTAACGACATTAAATGCGTCAAACATTTCTAGTGGAACACTTGCAGCAGCTAGGGTTGCAACACTTAATCAAGACACAACAGGAACAGCAGCACTCGCAACTTCATTCACAGTTACAGCTAATAATTCAACCGATGAAACTGTTTATCTATTATTTGCTGATGGAGCAACAGGATCACAAGGGGCTGAGACAGATACAGGCTTAACTTATAATCCTTCAACTGGACTATTAACTTCAACGGGATTTAGTGGAGTTGGAACTTCATTAACAGCCTTAAATGCAAGCAATTTGGCTTCAGGGACAGTAGCCACAGCAAGGTTAGGAAGTGGAACTGCAAGTAGTTCTAATTTCTTAAGGGGAGATAATACTTGGCAGACAATAGATTTAACTGCTCTTTCTGCAAGCAACTTAACTTCTGGCACTGTTCCAGATGCAAGATTTCCTGCAACACTTCCTGCTGCTAGTGGAGCAAACTTAACAGCTTTAAATGCTTCAAACTTAAGTTCTGGAACTGTCAATGTTGCAAGACTTGGATCAGGTAGTTCTGTTACCACCAAATTCCTAAGAGGTGACAATACTTGGCAAACAATTTCTGCCACACCAGAAGGTACAGCAATACTTTCAACAGGCGAATCAGGCGGTACTAAGTTCCTAAGAGAAGACGGCGACGGAACGTGTTCTTGGCAATCCGTTCCTGCCGCAGTCACAATTAATAATCAGGCAGACAATAGGATTGTTACAGCCACTGGAACGACTAATACTTTAAATGGAGAGGCCAGTCTTACTTTTGATGGAACTAATTTAGATCTTGGTGATGATAAGAAAATTCGTCTTGGGGATTCTGCTGAGTTATCACTTTATACACGAGGTTCTGATTCCAATTCTGTTATTGAAGAATCTGGATCAGGAGTTTTATTTGTTTCAGCACCGTTTGTAAGAATTACTAATAGTGGATTAAGTACCTCAGCAGCACTTTTCCAAACTGCTGGATCATGTGAGTTGTCATACGCAGGAACCAAGAAGATAGAAACGACTTCTTCAGGAGTGGCAGTTACAGGAGCATTAACAATAAGTGGAGATCTCACTGTAAATGGCACAACTACTACGATTGATACAACAACACTTCAGGTAGAAGATAAGAATATAGAAATCGGAAAAGTATCAAGTCCTAGTGATAGCACCGCAGATGGAGGGGGCATAACTTTACTTGGAGCTACAAATAAGACATGGAACTGGGTTAATTCAACTGATGCTTGGACATCTTCCGAACATATTCAAGTTGCTAGTGGTAAGACATTTATTGGAGATGGTTCAACCTTAACTGCTTTAAACGCTTCAAACTTAGCTTCTGGAACGGTAGCACCAGCGAGACTTGGAAGTGGATCGGCTTCTCAATATAACTTCTTAAGAGGTGATGGTTCTTGGCAAGAAGTGATGACTCTAGGAGGAGGCAACTTCAATTCTGGGGCTGATGTGAAGTTTCAAGGTAGTGCTTCAAATAAAGATCTTGAGTGGGATGCGTCAGCATATTCTTTAATATTCAATGATGATGTAAAAGCAGTATTTGGAACAAGTTCAGACGGCCTAGAAATATTCCATAATGCAAGTGATAGCGTTATAAATGATAATGGGACAGGCTCTTTAAAACTTCAACTTGGCGGTTCTACCAAAGCAGAGGTAGTTTCTGGTGGTTTTACAGTAACAGGAACAGCAACAGCGACTACCTTTAGTGGTTCGGGTGCTTCTCTTTCTAATTTAAACGCTGATAATATTTCTTCTGGAACAGTACCAACAGCAAGACTTGGAAGTGGTACAGCTTCAAGCTCTAACTTCTTAAGAGGTGATGGATCGTGGCAGACAATAGATGTTTCAGCTTACGCTCCATTAGCAGGAGCAACCTTCACTGGTGATGTTCAATTTAATGGAGACAACTACAACCTTCTCTGGGATAAGTCAGATAACGCTTTAGAACTTGCTCAACAAGCGACCCTTAAAATTGGTTCTTATACGATCACAGAAAATTCAGGTGGTTATTTGCAATTCGATAGCAACAGTGCTGCTGGTAGTACATATTTTAAAGATGATACCCAATTTAATATCAATTCAGCAGTAATTAAGTTTGAAAATTACGCATCAAATCAAGATTATTTTAAAGCAACTTCTTCGGCAGTTGAATTATATGCAAGCGGTACAAAAAGACTTCATACGAATAGTAACGGCGTATACATAACTGGATCATGTTATGCGAGTGGAGGATTTAGCGGCTCAGGTGCAAACTTAACTAACCTTCCAGGTGTCACTTCAGATGCTCAGAAAAATACGGTTGGTGGTACAAACGCAGGAGATAGTTTCAGTGGAACAAGTGCGGAATACAATACGTTATTTGGCTACGATACTGGAACTGCAATAACAACAGGCGATAAAAACACAGCCTTTGGTTATAGGGCTATGTATCACATAAATACAGGCTCAGATAATACATACATGGGATTTGAGGCGGGAGAAGGAGGACAAGATAGAAATAAAAATACTTATATTGGTTCATACGCTGGTAAGAACAACAGTACTGGATTTAACAATACAGCTATTGGATATTCTGCATTAGGTCAATCAGGAACAGGAGGTGGAAATGTCTGTGTAGGTTATGAAGCAGGTACTGCTGTAGGTGGTGATGGTAGTGAAAATGTAATTCTGGGTATGTCGGCAGGTAGTCTCGGTGGAAATTATTCAATAAGGAATGTAGCTATTGGATCACAAGCAATAGGGGCTGGAAATGGAGCCGTCAAAGAAAACGTAGCTATCGGCTATAAAACATTATATGGAGGATCAGGTGGTATTACAGGCGATAGAAATATAGCAATTGGATTTGAGGCAGGAAAAACAGTTACTTCAGGTGAAAAAAATATTGCAATTGGTACTGGTGCTGGTGGTGCTCTTGGAAGTAATTCTGGAAATATATTTATTGGAGATAGCGCAGGATACAGTGCTGGTAGTGCTGCTGATTCTATTTGTATTGGTAATTCAGCAGATCCTAATGATGGAACTGACAATATAGCGATTGGTCATAATGCTGTTAACGAGCAATTTAGTAGTCATCAAATAACTCTTGGACACACAAATATCACCAGTTTCCGTATCCCAGGAATTGATTTCTATCTAAAAGACAATGGTGGTACGCCTAGTCAAGGACAAGTATTAACAGCAGATGCGAATGGTAAAGGTTACTGGGCTGATACTAGTGGTGGGGTTTCAGGTGAGTTTACTGCTACAGCCGATGGTGCTATTACCGCTAACGATCCTGTAAGCATTATGGGTGACGGTAAATTGAAAAAATGTGGAGAAGTTACTTTTGATGCTGATTGGACAATGGGATCTACAACAACTCTTGATTCAACAAAGAAATGGGAATATTCTGCTGGCGCTCCTGATCCTCACAAAACTAATAGATTTGCAATTACTTTTACGGATGATAATAGTGATAAATATGTCTATTTACAGATTTACACTATCTCTG